AGTGTTTCTCGCTTCAGTATATAATTCAAGGTCTGACCTGAACGCTTGTTCACCTAAGATAGCCGCTGTCATACGTAATGCTTCTGTCCACTGAGGTGTGCCTGTCATGTTATAGAAGAAGTTTTCAAAGTTACTAATTCTTCCACCAATCTCATTGTCACCCATACGTGCAGATGCAGTATTCTTTAACTCATAAAGACTAATACCTAAATCACTTATGATATCTTGCTCAAGAAGGTTTGAAGCCTCTTGCATTGACAAGCCACGACCATGTTTAAACTGTTGCTTAACAATCTTAGCACTAATCTTACCTGCTAATGCAATAGCCTTACCTGTTTGTCCTGTTCTAGAGCCTACAACGAACACCTCAGCCAAAGAAGGAAGAAGTGAGAGGGGTAGTAGCGTTGCAGATAAACCCGCTCTAATCGCATTCTGAGCCGTTCTAAGGCCATCTCCTTTAGAGGTGTCTAAGTTACGCTTAGGGATACGCTGAGATAGATTCATTGCATCAGCCATCTCTCTCAATGCGGCTTTAGCATCAAACCTCTTACCTTGATTCTGAGCATCTTCAATTACTTCATAAAGCTCTTTGTAAAACAACTCACCCTCTGAGCCAAATGTCTTAGCATGTCCTAGTCTTTCTGACATCATATCATAGTAAGAGAATACAGCTTCTTGAACGCTAGTCTTAGGGTCAAGCCAGTTGCTCCAGAAGTCCTGAGGTAACTCAGCCAACATACGATGTGTTTCAACAGCGTTCTGCTTGTTTACTTTAGCACCTGATGTAAGCCCGCCTCTGCCTACTCTGCCTTCCATACCTTTAGCAACAATCTTCATTGCCTTATCGTAGGCTTTCTTCTTAGACAGTCCTTCTTTCTCTTGTATCTCTTTAGCCTTAGCATCTACATCTGTCTTAAATGTATTAGCTACCTTGATATCAGTCTCATTACCAAAGTGTTCAAAGCCTTGCTCTTCAATCCTACCTACGTAAGCTTCGATCTTGTCTCTAGTAAGCTCTAATCCTTTAGCTTCAGCTACCGCTACAGCTTCGTTAATAAACTCTGTACGATTAGTCTTTATCTTCTTGTAGTCTAGTCTACCTAGTAGTGGGAAGTAAGTACCACCCTCAAACAAAGTAGCATCGATGCCTAGAGTCTTTAAGTCATTCTTAATTGTCAAGTCTAAGAACGTAGCCAACTGATTAGATGCTTTCTTCTGCTGTTCGTTTAGAGTAGCATACGCTTCATTCTTTAAATCCTTAGCCTCTTTACTATCTTCAGGCATGACACGATGATCATGTACGGCTTGAGCTTCTTCCTTGCTCAACTCCATGAAGTCTCTAACACCTTTGTTGTATGTGGTCTTGTACTGCATAGCATTAAAGTGTACAGGCACTACGCCTATTCTACGACCAAAGTCACCAGTAGTCTGGTTAAACTTAGCCGCTAACTCTCTAGCTTTAGGTGTATTTATTCTTCCCACAAACTGTGCAGGTTTATCACCAAGTACAGGAGCTAATAGTCTATTGTATAGGTGTGCAGACTTTGTTTCAGTTACTGGAATCTTTTCATAGTTCTTTTTCCAATATCCATCCTTTGTATCCCACTCTAGAATACCCTCATCAATCTGCTTTGCCATAGAAAGGTCAGCGTTATTTCTAGCCTTATTCATAACACTACTACCCACCCCGAAAGGCAAGCCTAATATACCACCTATAAGACCCTCAACAGCAGACTCTTTCATAGCCTCCTCGATGTCAAGCTCATCCCAGTAGTTTGTAGCATTACTTGCTTTAAGAGTTGTAGTGAAATCCTGAACAGCTTCAGTAGCGGCAGAAGAAACTACAGCAGTACCAACGATTCTTCCTGTTGAGATTCCTTCCCCTACTCTTCCGCGTATATAGTTAGCCGAGTCTTTCCTGCTACCTGCATTCAATGCTTTCTGAACATCAGGTGTAATCTGCTTCAAAGCAGGAGTCATAGCCTTGATAAACTTAGAAGCGGCAAAGGGTTCTAACGCACCTAGCGCAAAACCAGTGCCAATGTCTGCAAAAGAGGCAGTGTAAGACTCGTCCATATCCTCTGCTTTCAGACCAATATCACCCACGTTCATTAACCCAGATGTGACACCACCTGCAATTAACGCACCTGCCGAACCTTTAGCACCAACAACCACCGAAGGGACTGCCGCCGCCAATGAAGGCAAGACAACACCCATAGTACCTGTACCCCTAGCAAGCTGATCTAGTAAACCTCTGAAGGAAAACTCACCATCTTCATATAGTGGATGAGCAGTAACACTCTCCACATCACGCATGTTCTCGTTCTTGCCATCGACCATAGCTTGACCGAAAGCACTATCTGCAAAACCAAAAGCCTCAGCCAATGACTGACCGCCACGGTATAATAGAGCCTGTCCTAAATCGACACCTGCTCCTACTTGATCACCTAATCCATCAGGTCTGCGTTCTACGCTCTGATTAAATTGTGCATCAGACATATCCCACAGAGCATCAAAGTCTATGGTTTCTGACATTATGATTTCCCTTCTGCTTTCTTCTTTGGATCTGACATATCTGCTATTACTGATCTTATCTTAGTTTTAGCAACATCAGGTTTACCTACGTCATACCATGATGTAGTCCCTTTTATTAAGTCATTAAGAAAAGAAGACTGCACGTTAGGGTCATAGTCAACAAAATCACCGTCTGTTTCAGCAAATATAATACTAGCTATTCCTTTTGATTCATCATCAGGTACACCTTTACCTTCAAGCATAGCAGATATGTTAGATATCTTAGAAGTATAATTCCTAAACTTGTTGTCTACATTCTGAAGCTTCAACAACTCAAGAGCCATAAGCTTATCTTTGTATTCTTTATCTTGCTTGGCTTTGGCAACCGACTTCTTAGCACCAAGCCCTACCTGTAAGGCTTCACCTAAGTTTGCAAGAGTACCTTTACCACTGGATGAGTTGGCTAACATAGCCGCACCCATAGCCATCAAGTCTACTCTACTCTCAACGGCATCGAACCAGTTGGTTTTTCTCTCACCTGTATCGCCTTCAGCATCGATCTCAGCAGTAGTCATGCCTTTATCTACAATAGGAGTAGAAACAACAGCTTCATCACCATCTAAACCATAAGGGTCTTCGTCTTCAGGAGTAGGAGGAACGCTAACAATCCCTTCTCCGTATCTACCAAAAGAGCCTTCCTCTACTCCAGTGACTTCATTACCCATAAAGCCTTGAGCCGCCTGTACGAGAGGATCAGCAACAGCCTCAGTGCCTCTGATTACAAGATTACCTAGCTCTTTAGCTCCTCCAACTACTTCGTTTACGATACCACCACCGCCTTGTCTTACGTCTTCACCAAACTTTGCAGGGTCAATCCAATTAGGTGTTTGCATATCTTGAAAGAACTTGATAGTATTACCTACAGCCTCTGGGGTGCTAGGATTAGTAGTGTCAGGGTTACTTTGTATCTGCGCTCTAAGCATATCAGCAGTCGGAGGTAAAGATGCATTAGCTACATTACCTACACCTCTGCCTAATAATGCAAAAGGACTGTTAGAGTTTAACAGAGTCTGTCTCATAGCTTCTTGCTGAGGATCAGCGGAGACTCTAGCTTGGAAGTCTCTGTATGCTTGCATGATATCACTCATATTATCTTACTCCAGTATTCAGTAGCTGAGGTTGCTGTTGTTGCTGTTGTTGCATTGCCGCAAGCTGTTTATCTATATATGATTGTAGAAGATCAGCTTCTCGATTACGTCTAGGAAGTAGCTCTTCATTTGTCCATTCGTCAGGGTCACGTAACATAGAAATACCTTTAGTCATGTCACCTTTCATAATCTCACGCATACTGTTAAAGCCTAAAGCACTGTTACCGTAGTTGTGTACTAGCGAGACACCTACAGCTAACTGCTCTGGTGATAGGTCAATACCCTTAAACTTCTCTTTAACACTATTCGCTGTCTTGTCAATATGTGATCTAGTAATACCCATTGCAACATCTGATGGTACATTGAAGTGACCTATCTCTCTCTCAACAGCTAAAGCATCTTCACCCTGCTTACCTACATAAGGTAGTAAAGACTCTTGTACGTTACTAGGTAGTCCTAACTTCATAAAGCTTTTCAAATCCATCTGACCAATATCGATGCCGCCACCGAATGTTAAACCAGACTTGCCAATAGCTTTACCATCTCTCTTTGGAATGTATGTTCTAGCCTCAGAGCCTTCCATAGGAAAGCCCTCTTCTTGTATTATAAACTGATATAAAGCATCGTTATTAGTCATTATTTATTCCTAATCCATAAACCCAAACATCTTACCTAAAGCGTTACCCCCTACTGAGCCTTTCACCGCTTCTCCTCCTAACGTACCCGCCATAGGCATTCCTGCTAATGTCAAACCTACGCCAAGTAATGCACCGAAGGGATCACTTTTAGTTTTCTCTGTTGTTGTTTGATCTGTAATCGAAGTAGACTCCCCTGATTGAAACTGCTCTCTGCCTAGCGGGTTTGAACCTAAGAAGTCATAGAACTGTGCAAGGTTAGCCATCTCAGCCATACGTGGAGCATCGAACTGCTGTATCTGATCCATCAACTCTGCTTGCTCTCTTGTACTTCTGTCTTGACCTATAGCAGACATAATACTACCGCCTCTTTCAAGCTGACTAGAGAAAGCAGGAAGCTGACTTAACGCTCCCATTGCTGTTTGATATCCTAAGCCTTTATCCTGTAGTCCTAAACCTATGTCTGCTTGCGATAGCTGTCTATCTCTCTGTGCCAACTGTCGTTGTTTTAAGTCTAGATTCTGCTGTGCTAATGCCGCATCTGATATTGACTTCTGAGTAGCTCTATTAATCTCACCACCAAGTAAACCTAACCCTTCACCAGTTTCACTACCGCCATACTGACCTGCCGCTGTACCTTTCTGGAACAACGGAACAGAACCTCGTTGGAATGCAACATTAGACTCATCTAAGATACTTGCTAGTTGATCTTGAAACGTCTTGTTAGTAGACAAGTCAGCAGTAGAACCCTCGTATGCTCTAGAAGTATCATACATGCCAGAAGTATCTGCCGCACCTAGTAAGTTACCAAGACTTTCCTGACCCATACCAAGCAAGTCTGACACACCACCACCTGTACCATATAAGTCAAGTAGAGCTTGCTCACCCTGACCTACCATCGCATCTTGATCTGCTAGTCTAGCACCTTGATAGATACCTTCAGTGCCTTGATTGTAGAGGTTAGAAGCACCATAAAGCGCACCAAGAGCTTGCTTACGTAGGTTTTCATTTAGCGTTACCTCTTGACTTGAAGTTTGCTTTTGTTCACTTTCAGTTGTAGTTGTACTACCGCCTCCACCAAATATACCACTCATTTAAAACTCCTTAATTATCATCACTCTGCTAGTAGTATAATCAGGTAAAAGCTTAACCCATCCTTTTCTACCTACTATCTCAACACCGCCTAGCCCTTTGTCTTTCGCCCACTCTTCAACAGTTTCCATATAAAGATCAAGCCACTCTTTAATATCTTTACCACCGCATAAATGTATAAGCAATCTTTCCTTAACAGGGTATGTAACTTTCTGTGTAACTATAGCCCCTAGTACTTCTTCATCTCTATAGACCAACCACAACTGGCTATGTCCTTTCTGTATATTCTGTAGCACTGACTT